AGCTATCAAAGAAGGTCGTGAAGTTACAGGCGAAAGTTTGATTGTTATTCAGGCAATTCTTGACAAGGTTGATGAATCTTATGAATATCTTGGAGAAGGCAAGTCAATGCTTGAAACATTGCTTGGCATAGAACCAATGATGGAAGAAGAAGCACGCGAAAATGTCGGAGATTTCGTTGAATGGGATTCAAGCGGTGGAACTGCAAAGGGTCGCATTGAACACATTATGGAAGAAGGAGTTCTTGGTATCCCAGGAACAGATTTCAGCATCACCGCCGAAGAAGGCGATCCTGCCGTTCTAGTTCGTGTGTATGAAGAATTTCGTGACGGATACCGACCAACAGAAACTTTAGTTGGACACAAAATGTCTGAACTTCGTTACATTGAGGCATTGCCTGAACCAACAGAAGAAGAAGGTCGCAAGATTTCTCTTCGTCTAGCACAAGCGATTGTCAATCGCACAAAATAAATTTCTGTCAGCAATCTGACAGATCGAAGTCGGAGCGAGACTCACACCCTGAAAGCGCCGTGAGAAGCATCGCCACCACCTCACTTCCAAAACAACAAACTCACAAGGAGACAAAATGTCATATTTTGACAAAGTAGTTGAGCGCCGTGATGCAGTAAAGGCAGAAATGGATGCAGTTCTTGAGGCAGTAGCTTCAGAAGATCGCACCGACCTTACTGTTGAGGAAACCGAGAAGGTTGATGCTCTCGTAGAAGAGGCACGCTCACTAGATACAAAGATCGAAAAGCTGAAGGCACAGGCAGATGCAGATGCAAAGGCATCTGAGATTCGCTCTTCAGTTGCATCAGTTGCAACACCACGAGTTGGTGGAACAACAGTCACACGCGAATCACGCACTTACTCAGAGCGTTCAGATTCTTCATTCTTCAAGGATGCATACAACGCACAGTTCAAGTCAGACTTCTCAGCACAGGATCGCCTTGCTCGCCATATGCGCGAAGAAGAGATTGAGCGCCGCGATGTTGGAACTCCACAGTTCGATGGTCTTGTAATTCCACAGTACCTCATTGACCTAGCAGCACCTCTTGCTCGTGCAGGCCGCCCATTCGCGGATTTTGCAACAAACAAGATGACATTGCCGGCATCTGGCATGACCCTGAATATTTCTCGCATGACAACCGGAAGTTCAACAGCCGTTCAGGTTACACAGAATGATGCAGTATCAGAGACAGATGTTGACGATACATTGCTAACTGTGAATGTGCGTACAATTGCCGGACAGCAAGATATGAGCCGCCAGGCGATTGAGCGTGGAACAGGCATTGATGTTTTCGTAACAGCAGACTTGATCAAGTCATGGCACACAACACTTGATTCACAGATTCTAAATGGTGCAGGTACAGCCGGCACAATCAAGGGTCTCCGTGCATCAGGCGGAAACGCAATCACATTCACATCAACAGCACCAACAGTTGGTCTTTTGTATCCAAAGCTCGCAGATGCGATCCAACAGATTCAGACAAACTCATTCACAAATCCAACACACTTCATCATGCACCCACGCCGCCTAGCATTCTTGCTTGCAGCAGTTGACAGCACAAACCGCCCATTGGTAGTGCCAGCCGCTAACGGCCCAATGAATGCAGCAGGTGTTGGAGCAGGTTCATCTGCATACGGTAACTCCGGTTATCAGATGATGGGTCTGCCAATCATTACTGATGCAAATGTTGGAACAACTTATGGAACAACAACAAATCAGGATGAAATCTATGTTGTCAACGCAGGTGAAGCGCATCTTTGGGAACAACCAGGATCACCATTCACACTTCGTTATGATGCAACAGGAGCAGGAAGCCTGACTCTGAAGGCTGTTGTTTATGGATACGCAGCGTTCACCGCAGAGCGTTACCCACTTGCAGCATCAATCATCTCAGGTTCCGGATTATCGGCACCAACCTTCTAATTTGAAGGTTCTTAAATAGTGTGAAGAGTGGGTAGGACTCCCCCGACTTACCCACTCTTCACTCCTAAGATTCGGGGGAATCAAATGAAAACAGGTCACACAGTTTCAATCGGGTCTTGCGACCCAGGAATGGTCAATGGCGCTTTTGCGTACAGACTCATTCAACTTTCAGGAGCTAGAAGTTCAAAACTCGGCCCATTCGTTCGAGTCAAAGGTTCAGGCTTACTATCAAAGCAACGCAATCGTGTTGTGAAACAATTCTTAGAAATGACCGATTCCGATTGGTTGTTGATGCTTGACAGCGATGAGCAACTTTCAGTTGAAGCATTTGATGCTTTATGTAACACCGCCCATGACAAAGATCGCCCTGTTGTTGCAGGTCTAGTCTTTGCAGGTTTCGGAGTTCCTGGCAAAACTTATCCAAAACCCGTTCCTGCAATCTTTCAGGATTCACCACAAGGATTCTTGCCCTTGTATAAATATGACAAGAACTCAGTTTTTGAAATAGATGCAGCAGGTACAGGTTGCCTGATGATTCATCGAAGCGTGTTGGAAAAGATGCGCGAAGTTGCAGACCCAAATCAAGGCAAAGATTGGTGTTGGTTTTGGGATGGGCCTGTCAATGGCGAATGGATTGGCGAGGACTTACTTTTCTCACGCAGAATCAAATCACTTGGTTATCCAATCCATGTGAACACTTCAGTCATACTCCCTCACCAAAAGTCATTTTGGTTAGATGAAAGTCATCACGAAGCATGGACAGATTAAAAAAACTTCTTCGCAGGAAGCCGAAAGAAACGGCAACGGCGGAGCCACAATTAGAACGAGCAATCCTGCCAAAAGCAGAAAAGAGGATAAAGCGTGGCGATCACTAACGGTTATTCCACACTTGCCGAGTTGAAGGCAGCATTGACAATCAGCGATGCAACAGATGATGCAGCTCTTGAAGCAGCCATCAATGCAACAAGTCGCATGATTGATGACTATACAGGGCGATTCTTCTATCCTGACGGAACAGCGCAAACACCTGTTGCTCGTTATTACACCGCCCTTGATCCGTGGACAATGAATGTTGATGACATTGTGACAATCACACAGATTGCAACCGATGACAACTTCAATCAAACTTGGGACACCGTATGGTCAACAAGTGATTACATGGTTGAACCCATCAACAATCCACGCAGAGGGTGGCCGTTCACAAGAATCCTTGCAATAGGTCGTTATGTATGGCCTTATTACTTGCCACAGGCTTGCAAGATCACAGGCATTTGGGGTTGGAGCGCGGTGCCTTACGAGGTGCAATCTGCTTGCTTGATTCAATCCTCACGCATCTTTGTTCGCCGTCAATCACCTTTTGGAATTGCAGGAACACCTGAACTTGGAACTGTTCGCTTAACTTCACGACTTGATCCTGATGTTGAAGCATTGCTTCGACCTTTCCGCAAGAACAATGGGTTGGCTAAGTAATGAATCCAAGTCAAGTTCGAGACGGTTTGAAAACAAGACTGCAAACAATTACAGGCTTGCGAGCGTATGATTTGATTCCTGACACGGTAGTTCCGCCGTGTGCAGTAGTCGGACAATTAGATTTCACATTTGACATTGACAATGCTCGTGGTCTTGACCAAGCGCAGGTTGATGCACTTGTGATTGTGCAACGCTTTTCAGAGCGTGCTGGACAGGACAAACTAGATGCCTACCTTGCAGGTTCAGGCGCAAGTTCTATCAAAGCAGCAATTGAAGGTGATCGCACTCTTGGGGGAACCGTCAACACTTTGCGAGTTACAGGTGCCGAAGCAGGTACTTATGACTCACAAGGAGTCACATTTCTTTCCTATCGTTACAGAATCACGATTTGGGGATAAGGAGAACCAATGGCATACACCGTCATCTCAGATCGAGAGGTCTGTGGCAAGAAGAAGGGTGAGTCAATCACCGACAAAGAACTTGTTGATGCAGGAGTGAGCGCACAGGCACTCATTGCTGCAAACCACATCAAGGCAAGCAATGCAGCAACACCATCCATCAAACCAGCAACAGAAGGAGCGACCAACTAATGGCACGCATCGTATTAACCAATGCGTACATCTCGGTTGGTGGAGTAGATTTGAGCGATTTGGTCAGCTCAGTCTCACTTTCATCAACATTTGATGTCGTAGAAACAACAGCATTTTCATCATCAGCAACAAAAACTAGGGTGGCTGGATTGGCAGACAATTCAATCACTCTTGAATTTCATCAGGATTATGCAACAGGCGAAGTTGAGCAAACAATTTATCCACTTCTCGGAACAGTTGCAGCAGTAATTGTGAAGCCAAATGGTTCAACAACAAGTGCGTTCAATCCTTCATATACCTGCAACGCGGTTATCTCAGAATGGACTCCTTTGAATGGAGCCGTGGGCGAGTTAGCCAGCGCATCGGTGTCATGGCCTGTAACAGGTGCCATCACTAAGGCGGTTGCATAATGGCAAGAATCGTATTAACAAACGCATATGTCCTTTTTGGATCAACTGACATCTCTGACCATGTGGCATCAATCTCACTTTCAACAAGTTATGACATTGTTGAGACCACGGCTTTCGGAAATTCTTCGAAGACGAGGGTGGCTGGATTAGCAGACAATTCTGTGACTCTTGAATTTCATCAGGATTACGCGACTTCAAGCATTGAGCAGACGATCTATCCAACACTTGGAACAGCCGTCACAATTGCAGTCAAGCCTGTGAATACTTCAACGAGTACGATCAATCCTCAATACAGTTTTTCTGCCGTGATTTCAGAGTGGACTCCGGTAAATGGTGCTGTGGGCGAGTTGGCAACTGCAAGTGTGTCCTGGCCGATCTCAGGCGCAATCACAAAAGCAACATCCTAATCAAACAAGGGGGAAATAAATGGATGGACTAAGTATCAAAATCGTCACCAATGATGATGTGGAAAGAGTGTATTCGCTTCGACCACGCATCATTGTTGACTTTGAACAAAAATACAACAAAGGACTTGCAAAGCTGATTGGCGAAGAGCAAAAATTAGAGCATATCTATTATTTGGCTTGGTTAGCCTTGAAGCACAACGGAAATATCATTAAGCCTTTCGGCGGAGACTTCCTTGATACTCTCAAAGAAGTTTCGTTGGTGGCAAACCCAAATTCCGAATCCACCGAGACAGCCTGACATATTCAATCGCAGCAATCTCGGTGGAAACAGGATTGTCTCCGGTTGCATTACTTGATGCACCTGAAGGAATCCTTGAAGCAATAGTCATATACATGAAAGAACGAGCGAAGGCGCGAAGCAAGTAATGGCGGAAATCAATTATCGAATTGAGATGCAAGGGCTAACCGAAAACATCATCGCTCTTGAACGCTTCGCGCCTGACCTTAAAAGAGAATTGAATAAAGAAATCCGTGGCATCCTTGCACCGATTGTCCTTGAGGCAAAAGGTTATCTTCCAAGCAATGATCAAATCCATCCTTCGGGATGGCAAAAAGGCGGATTCAAACGCTTCAATGGCGTTGGGCCGTTAAGCCAAGAACAAACTCGTGGCTTCATTGCCTACGATGCCGAACGAGCTAAGGCAGGAATCAAACAAACTGCTGCAACTTCTAAGAAGAACGGCACAGGTTTTCGCAACACTTATGGAGTCATTCAGCGTGACCCAGGTGGAGCAATCTTTGAAACGGCAGGTCGAGGAAGCGCGGCATCTCGTTCACGCAGTAAGACAAGCCGATCACGCAATCCACAGGCTTCACAACATTTCATTGGTGTGATTCAAAGAGAGCATGGTGCATTACCAACTGCTCGCCATGAAGGTAAAGATAAAGGTCGCGCAGTCATTCGTGCAGTTGATAACAACAGATATAAAGCATTGAATGCAATCCGTGAGGCAGTTGATAAAGCCTCTGCAAAAGCACAAGCACGGGTTGATTCCGTCATAAGTCAAAGAGAGGTGTAAATCGTGTCAATTGTTGAGCGCATAGTCACCGTCTATAATGACAAAGGTTCCAAGCAAGCGGTCAAAGACCTCAAGAAACTTGAAAAGAACTTTATTGATGCAGGAAAAAGAATTGGCAAAGCCTTTGGCGTTGCAACAATAGCCGTTGGCGCATTTGCAGCCAAAGTTGGTGTTGATGCCGTAAAAGGCGCAATTGAAGATCAAAAATCACAAGCACTTCTTGCCAATGCATTACGGAACACAACAGGTGCAACCGATGATGCAATCAAAGCTGTTGAAGATTACATATCAGCGCAACAAATGTTGGTTGCCGTATCTGACACAGAACTTCGTCAGAGCCTCATCACGCTCACCACAGCAACAGGTGATTTAACACAGGCACAGGCTCTTCAAAATGTTGCTCTTGATACAGCAGCCGGCACAACAAAAGATTTGCAAACTGTTTCCTTAGCAATTGCAAAGGCATACAACGGGAACATTGGCGCACTCACAAAACTTGGTGTGAGCATTGACAAAACAATTGTCAAAAATAAAGATTTCAAAGGCGCAGTAGATGCCTTAACAAAGGCATATGGTGGAGCTGCAATTACGGCAGCAGATAGTCTTGAAGGTCGCTTGCGACAACTCCAAATTGCCTACGGCGAAATCCTTGAGACTTTGGGATATGCCCTTCTTCCCGTCATCCAAGAATTTGCAGAATACATTGTTGCAAATGTGCTTCCTGCTCTTGAAAAGTGGGTCAACACAAACAAGGATGAACTTGCAGCAGGTTTGAAAGATGTGGGTACAACCCTCATCACAGTTGCAAAAACTTTGGCAGGATTCTTCAAAGTCATTGCCGACAACTTAGGTGTTGTCAAAGCATTTGCAGCAATCTTTGTTGGCGCAAAGTTGGCTTCGGGTATTTATGCCATTGTGACTGCCGTTGGTCTTTTACGAGCAGCCTTTGTCAAGCAAGCAGCAGCCGCAACCGCCGCCGGCACAGCCACAGCATTTGCCACAGGCGGTGCTTCGGCGATTGCAGCGGCAGCAGCCATTGGCGTGTTCGTAGCAGCAGCAGGTGCGGCATATATCGGCATCAACAAGTTGACGGCAGCAACCGACAAAGGTTCAACATCAACAAAGACATACAATTCACATTTGAAAGAACTTGGCAGAGTTGCAGAGCAGGTTGCAGCAGCCAACATCAAGAACAACAAGATCATCAATGACAATACAAAAGTAACCAAAGAACTTACCGCCGCTGAAAAGAAGGCAGCAGAAGTTCGTGCCGCCATCAAGAAGGCAGGGTTGGATGTCTTTGGTGTAAAGAATGTTTCAGACACCGATCCAATTCAGCTTGAAGCAGCACGCCTGAACCTTGTTAAGCAAGGCAATCTTGAGCAACTCAAGCAAATTGAATTGATGCTCAAGTCTGCCGAGGCGCAGATGAAGGTCAATGAGAATGCACAAAAGTATGCAGACATTCTCGTTGCACTTGCAGACAACAAGATCAGCCCTGAAGAAATTGGCGTATTGGCAGCCAAGTGGGGAATGTCAATTGCGGCAGTTACTAATTACCTTGCAACAATCTTCATCATCAAAGATCAGAAGATTGATGACTCTGAAGTTGCACTCTTGGCAGCAGCATGGGGCATCTCCAAAGAGGCAGCACAAAAGTACCTTGATTTTTACGCAGCACTCAATGATGGCAAACTCAGCGATGAAGAGATCAAAAAACTTCAAGACAAATGGAATTTAACATATAAAGAAGTCTTGCAATATGCAGACTTTGTTGAAAAATTAGATGACTTCACACTTTCTGATGAAGAAATCAAAAAACTTCAAGATCGTTGGGGTTTAACAACTGCCGAAGTTCTTGCTTACACAAAGCAAATCGGATTGCCTGTTTCATATTCAGGAACTCTCATTGAACCAGCAGATGCAGCAACGGCAGGTTGGAACAAAGCCAACGCAGCTCTCTTTGCTTACATTGCAGGACTCAACACAGCGATCACACAATCGGCAGCAGCCCAAGCCGCCGCCGTTGCCGCTTTAGAAGCAACATCAAGGGCGGTTGCAGGGGCAGAGGCAGCAACATCAGCATCTAACGCGGCAATTGCAGCATCAAATGCAGCAGCGGCGGCAGCATCAGCAGCAGCGGCAGCAGCAGCCGATGAAGCAGCAGCAATGATTGAAGCAGCAGAGGCAGCCAAAGCAGCAGCAGAAGCACTTGCAGGTTTGAGTGATGCTGAGAAGAAGAAGATTCTTGATGAAATCAATGGGGGTTCAACAAAACCTGTTGAAGAATTACCACCTGGCATCAATTCAAAGCGTGGTGATCTGATCGCTCTTGCAAGCGGTGGAATTGTTACCTCACCAACGATGGCATTGATCGGTGAAGCCGGGCCTGAAGCGGTTATCCCACTTTCAGGCAGCGGAATCGGTGGCAATATCACCATCACAATCAACAATGCAGGATCGGTGATTGCAGAGGCAGACTTAGTTTCAGGCATTCGCAATGCACTCCTTCAGGCTCAAAATAACGGCCAAGTGATTACGAAGTCGGCGGTTGCCATCTAATGGCTATGCCTACGCTTGGAGTTTCAGTTGACTTTGCCAACGGCCCTGCCTTCGGCAATCCGCTTATTCTTGACGATGCATCAACGCCGCTTGGCGTGGGCATCTTGGCAGATTCACCATCTGATGTTGTTGATGTTTCAAACATTACCCTTCGCGCTTCAATTCGCAGAGGTCGAAACCGTATCCTGAACAAGTTTGAAGCAGGAAGTGCCACAGTTATCCTTGAGGATACCAACGGCGATTGGGTGCCAACAAACACCTCATCTCCTTATTACGGCAAACTTGTACCTCTTCGCAAAATCCGCATTTGGGCAGATTACGATTCAGGATCAGGAACCGTTCGGTATTACCTTTATTCAGGGTATATCACGAGCTATGACACCAACTTCAAAGTCGGTCTTGATGACATCTCAACTGTGACCTTGCAATGTGTAGATGCATTCCGCCTTTTCTCCAATGTTGCAATCTCAACTGTGGCAGGAACTTCGGCAGGGCAGACAACAGGTGCGCGAATAAATAACCTACTTGATGTTCCAACTTTCCCAAGTTCAATGCGAAATATTGACACAGGAGACAGCACCGTTCAGGCAGACCCAGGCACCGAGCGTGACCTACTCAACGCCTTGCAGACAATTGAGAACAGCGAATTCGGTGGTTTCTACATTGACCCTGAAGGCAACGCCGTATTCCTTTCACGGAACACATTGGCTCAAAAGGCAGATGGAACTGCCACAGATTTTGCAGATAATGGCACAGGAATCTCATATCAGGCAATTGACTTTGCCTACGATGACACCCTGATCTTCAATGATGTCACCGTCAACCGCGTGGGTGGTACAGCTCAGACTGTGCAGGATACAAGCAGCATTGAAACCTACTTCATCCACTCAGGCAAGCGTGAAGGTTTGTTGATTCAAACTGATACTGAGTCTTTGGATCAGGCAACCATGATCTTGCAATCACGCAAAGATGCCATCTTTCGCATTGACTCCATTGGTTTGAATTTGGCAGATGACACCGAAACCGCACGCATTCAGGCAGGTTTGAGTTTAGACATTTTTGACCTGACTAATATCACCAAATCAACCCCTGGGTCGGGAAGTGTGACTCTTGAACTCTTCGTTCAGGGTATTCAGCACGACATCACCACCAACACATGGACAACAAAATTGTTCACCGCAGAGCCTATAATTCAGGCATTCATTTTAGATTCAGCAACACAAGGAATATTGGATGGCGCAAACTCTGTGCTTTCCTACTGATTAAGGAGCAACAATGGCAGGAGCAGGTTACAAGTTATTCAACACAGGCGATGTGCTAACAGCCGCCCAGGTGAATACTTATTTGATGCAACAGAGCGTGATGGTTTTTGCAAACTCAGCAGCTCGAACAACAGCCCTGTCAGGCGTGCTTGCTGAAGGAATGCTTTCATACCTTCAAGACACAAACGCAGTTGAGAAGTATGACGGATCGTCATGGGGCGCAATTGGCGCAGGTGACATTGAAGGCGTAACGGCAGGAACAGGTCTGTCAGGTGGCGGAACATCGGGAACTGTGACACTTTCAATTGCATCTGCACAGTCAGATTTGGTCATCAAAGGGTTTGAAGAAGATGTCAATGTTGTTGCAAGTGCTGCAACAGGCACAATCAACTTTGATGTTTCAACAGCATCGGTTTGGTATTACACATCCAACGCAACTGCAAATCACACGCTGAACTTCCGCTATTCAAGCGGAGCAACTCTCAGCTCGGTTCTAGCAGTAGGTGATGCCATCACTCTTGTATGGCTTAACACCAACGGATCAACCGCATACTATCCAAGCACAATTCAGATTGACGGTAGCGCCGTCACCCCAAAGGTACCTGCTGCAATCAGCGCAGGAAATGCTTCTGCAATTGATGCGTATGTGTTCACAATCATCAAGACAGCAGCAACACCAACATACACAGTTCTTGAAACACAGACGAAGTTTGCATAAGGGGTTTTGATGTCACCGATCAGTTCAACATTGGCAAACGCCTCTGCATATGGGTACCGTAGTTTTGCGGCGGCAGCGGGTACGGCTTACGAGTCCATCGCATCTGTAAATGGCACAGGATCATCGGGAACAATTACCTTTTCATCGATCCCTAGCACTTATGCATCTTTGCAATTAAGAATAATTGGTCGGCACCAAACTAATACAGATCCCGGACCTATTCAGTTATTTTTACGGCTTAATGCTGACACCACAAGCACACTTCCTTATCATTGGCTAGATGGTGATGGTACAACTGCATCGGCATCTTGGGATAATACCTCCACACAAATGCGTGTAGGTGTTTTATCCAACGCCAATTATACAGCCAACAACATGGGTGTGACTATTTTGGACATTCACGACTATGCAAGCACAACCCGTAATAAAACTTTTAGATCTTTCAGCGGTGTTAATAACAATGATACAACTCAAGGATCTGTGAGGTTGTCATCTGGATTATGGATGAACACGGCTGCTATAACATCATTAACATTTTCAACCAATGCAGGTGCTAATTTCACAACATCTACTCAGTTTGCACTATACGGAATTAAGGGAGCGTAAATGCCAGCAACATACGAGCCAATCGCTACCACTACTCTGGGAAGTGCAGCAAGCACAATTACATTTTCATCAATTAGTTCTGCTTATACAGATTTAAGGTTAGTATTAGTCTCTAATGATGGCGTTGGGGGCTTAATAACTGTTCGTTTCAATTCCGATACTGCGACTAATTATTCAAGAACAATTATAAACGGAAATGGCACAGCGGCTAATACTGCCAGAAGCACTAATGCTACTTCGATTAACATAGGAGCTAACAATGCTGGTGCTAATTTATGGAGTCTTTACACTATAGATTTATTTTCTTATGCTGGTTCTACTTACAAAACAATTTTAACCACAGCTGCAAATGACCAAAATGGTTCGGGAACAGTAGACAGGATTGTGGCTCTATGGCGTTCAACTTCTGCCATAAGCACCATTACTTTGACTGATGGGTCAAACTTCGCCACAGGCACAACAGCCACACTCTACGGAATACTAAAGGCATAAGATGGCAAATACATACACACTTATAGCAAGCAATGTCCTAACTACAGGCGCATCTTCTGTCACATTTACAGCCATCCCGCAGACTTACACAGATTTAGTAGTAAGGCTTAGCGCGCGTTGCGATGCAGCTTCTGTAGATAGAAGCCTCGGAGTTCGACCTAATTCATTAACTACAGGTGATTCAAATACATCTTTAAGCGGTGACGGATCTACTGCCACTTCTGCACGAGCAACTACAGATTTCGATGCTGGAAGATTTACAGCGGCAAATGCTACTGCGAACACTTTTGGTTCGGTTGAGATTTACATACCCAATTATACAGTGAGCCAGAATAAGCCAATGTCTGTTTTTGGTGTAGCCGAGACAAACGCAACAACTGTCACAATGAGAATTAATGCTTTACTTTGGTCTAACACCGCAGCAATTACTGAATTGAAGATTGACACAGATACAGCACCTTTATTCGTGGCAGGTTCATCTTTCTATCTATACGGCATCAAGAACTCATAAGGAGCAACAATGACAACACCAAAAGCACTTGAAGTGAACTGCGAAACAGGCGAGGTCATCGAGCGTGATTTGACACCTGACGAAATCGCAGCCAATGAAGCAGCAGCGGCACAGGCAGAGGCAGACCGCAAGGCTGCTGAGGCTGAGGCAGAAGCAAAGGCAGCAGCCAAAGCCTCTGCACAGGCAAAACTTGCAGCTCTCGGTTTAACCGCCGATGAGGTTGCAGCACTTCTCGGATAACTTTCCACTCACAATCAAGGAGCAACAATGGGCATCTCCACCCGTCAAGTCACCGTCACCACATCGCCAACAGCACTTGTTGATGGAACCGCTGAAGCAGAGATGGTTTATCTGCACAGTTCAACAGGTCAATGCTTTATCGGCAACAGCGATGTGACAACAAGCACCGGATACCGCATGGACAACGGTGACAAGTTGACCCTTGACAACAAAGCCAATGGCATTTGGGGAATTGCAGCAGCAGGAACCGTGACAATGATGGTATTGGCAATCGGCAAGTGAACGCGCAGGATTACGCGGCTCTTGCAGTTGCAATCATCACCATCATCGGAGCATTTGCAACAGCGGTGCGATGGTTGGTCAAGCATTACCTGGCAGAGTTGAAACCTAACGGCGGTTCAAGTGTCAAAGATTCAGTTGCACGCTTAGAGCGACAAGTTGAAGAGATTTATCGCATTCTTCTTTCAAACAGTAAATAGGGGAACCAAATGTCAGCACAACTGAACACATTTCTTGACATAGCTCGTGGCGAAGAGGGTTTTATTGAAGGCCCTGCCGAGAATCAAACTCATTATCAGAAGGCAAATCAACCCTGGTGTGGAGCCTTTGTCAATTGGTGTGCAAAGAAGGCAAAAGTCACATCCATTCCCAACTGCACCTTCACCCCGTCAGGGGCAGAGGCGTTCCAAGCAAAGGGCAAGTGGCAAGATGCCGAAACTGCCACGCCAATGCCAGGTGACATCGCCTTCTTTGATTTCCCATCAGATGGTGTCAACCGGATTTCTCATGTTGGCATCGTCTTGCAGGTTCGAGATGATGGAACTGTCGTGACAATTGAGGGCAACACGGCACCTGATAAGAAGGGCGATCAGCGCAACGGTGGGCAAGTATGCCGTAAGGTTCGCGCCTATAAGACAAAGAATCGGGGCAAACTCAAGCCATCCTTGCCTGTGTTCATCGTTGGATTCGGCAAGCCTACTTTTAAGGAGTAATGATGTTTGACAAAGTAAAAATTGAAGCAGTTGTAAAGACTTATTTGCGAGCAGCGGCAGCAGCGGTTGCAGCTTTATATCTTGCAGACCCAAATCAACCTGTGAAGAATTATTTGGTGGCAGGATTGGCAGCAGTTGCCGGGCCTGTATTGAAGGCGCTTGATTCCAAGTCAACCGAATTTGGTCGAGGAAGCAAGTAAGCCATGAATCGGGGGGAAATCTTAGATGAGGCAAAACGCCTCACACATACTGATCGTCAAAAAAACTATGGATCACCGTATGTAAATCACAAGCGCATCGCCGACCTGTGGAGTGTGTATCTTGAAACTGAGATAACACCTTCACAGGTCGCTTTGTGTTTGTGCCTTGTCAAAATAGCTCGCTTGATTGAGACACCTGATCATGATGATTCATTTGTAGATTTGGCAGCATATGCCGCGATTGCAGGGGAGATTGAATCACGATGGAAATGATCACACTTGTTCCAACCCGTGGCAGACCACAAAATGCCATTGAACTCCTTGCGGCTCACGATGAACTCTCATCTGCATCACGCTTGCTCTTCATCGTAGATTATGACGATCCAAAGGGTGATGAATATGTCTTTGAATTAGGCGATGACTATGTAATCACCTGCAATAATGACTCACGCGGTATGGCAAAGCCACTCAATTATGTGGCACACAAATATGCCGACAAATACAAGTATTTCGCCTTCTTAGGCGATGACCACCGCCCACGCACCGCCGATTGGGATGCACTCTTGATTGCGGCATTGCAAAAGGCACCGTCACTTGCCTACGGCAACGATCTACTTCAAGGCAAACGCCTTCCAACGATGGTTGCAATGACATCAGATATTGTCACCGCCCTTCAAGGAATGGTGCCACCGAATATGAAGCACCTTTACTTGGACAACTTTTGGAAGAAATTGGGCGAGGATTTAGGCTCTTTGACTTATCTTGAAGATGTCATCGTTGAGCATATGCACCCGGTTGCAGGAAAAGCTGAGTGGGATGAAGGATATGTCGCAGTCAATGCACAGGAAGTTTATTCTGCCGATGCTCTTGCGTACAGGAATTATATTGAATCTGAAGGCTACGAGGTTTTGCTGAAGAAATTGCGCCGATGAAACAGGCAATTGCATTCTCACTTTATGGGTCAGATTTGCGGTATTCGGTGGGCGCAATCAAAAACGCCATCATCGCTCAACAGATTTTGGATGATGAATATGAGTTGGTCTTTTTCGTAGGTGCATCCGTTCCACCCTGGGTGATTTCAACCTTGCGCCTGTTTAGCAATGTTCGAATCATTCAGACAGATGCACCTGAAGATCACACCGCCAAGTTATGGCGATTTCTTGCCTGTGAATTAGATTATGACTTTGTTGCCTTCCGTGATGCCGATGCTCGCCTGTCTTTGCGCGAGTTGAACGCCCACGAGCAGTTCCTTGAGTCAGGTCTTGATGCTCACATCATGAAAGATCACCCCATCGGTCACAATTATCCGATCAATGCAGGTATGTTCTCGGTTCGCTGTGCCTTATTCAAAGACATCCGCACCCTGATTGAGTCGGTTGAGATTTCCGACTATTACACCCAAGACCAAGATTTCTTGCGGAATATGATTTATCCAAGAATTCAATTTTCCTGCTTTGTTCATGACGAGTTCTACAACACCGAGGTTGAAGGCAAGTCGGTTCGCAAGGATTACCTTTTAGAACCTGCAAACCCCATCAGTCACATTGGCGCAGCCCTTGATGAGAATGATAAGTTTATCTTCGCTATTGATCAACAAAAATCCATTGCCCTGACAGGTGATGACAAATATCAATATGAATGGGGGATGGAGTGAAAATTCTCATCACAGGTGATGCAGGATTTGTCGGGCGTGCTTTTCACCGCGCACTTGATGGCAAGAATCATGAGATTACAGGCATTGATTTGGTCAATGGCAAAGAGGTTCGCCACTTCTTTGCAACTGACAACACTCAGTTTGATGTGGTGATTCATCTCGCGGCAATTGTCGGTGGGCGAATGACCATTGAGGGAAACCCATTGTCAGTTGCCTCTGACCTTGCCATTGATGCAGATATGTTTCAATGGGCGCTGAAAACTCGTCCGAAGCACATTGTCTATTTCTCATCATCTGCGGCTTATCCGATTTTCTTGCAGAAACTTGCCTACCAACAAAAATTGCGTGAAATTGACATCAATCTTGAACATATCAGAACACCTGACTTCACCTATGGTTGGGCAAAGTTGTCAGGTGAAATGCTCGCCTCTTATGCACGAGCTGAAGGTTTGAAGGTCAGCGTTCTTCGACCATTTAGCGGATACGGTTCAGATCAGGCACTTGATTACCCATTCCCATCCTTTATTGAACGAGCAAAGCGCAAGGCAGACCCATTTGAAGTGTGGGGCGCAGGAACTCAGGTGCGAGATTTTGTCCACATTGATGATGTTGTTGGGGCAACCTTTGCAGCAGTCACAAATGATGTGGGTGTCATGAACATCTGTTCAGGCAGACCAACCTCTTTCATTGAGTTGGCAGAGATGGTTATGTTGCAAGCAGGTTATCTTGCACCCATTAAGACCAATTTGAACGCACCTGTTGGTGTTGAATACAGAGTCGGCGATCCGACTTGGATGTTGCAAAACTATGAACCAAAGATTTCTCTTGAAGAAGGCATTGCTCGCGCACTTGCCTCATAAAAAATCCCCTTCACCATTGGTCGGTCATGGTGAAGGGGATTTCTTTGTCATTTTCAGGCGATGTCGGATGGGTATTTGATTCCTTTCATTTCCTTTTTGATGTGATGATTGATTGCAAGTGCGATGAAGATTCTTGGAACTTCGATTTCAGCTTTGTCGCGCTTAGGCAATAAGAGAAGCGGTATCAGTACCCAAAAGCCAAAGAAGAAGGCAGAAATTGACCACACCGCAAATCGTCTGCCACGACCCATTGCAACGAGTGCCACAATGGGGACTGCAAGAACATTGATCCAACTCATATCCACTCCATCATTGGTGCAGGTTGGATGTCTTTGACCACTTCGTAGAATTTGCCTGACTCGTGCAATGACCCTGCACCCACAACATATCCATTGTGTTTGATGTCAACGCCTTCACGGAGTTTTCCTTTGAATTTCGCATCGGCAGGGGCGGTGTAATACAGATGCAAGCCATCACCTGTTGCAACTGTGAATGTGTCAAGGTTGAGACCTTCTGTGGTTCCACCATTGCGGAAGTCAATGTCAAAGACAACCAATGATGAAGGGGCACAGGCAATGCCAATGTTGAGCATCGGTGCGCGAGTGAACCATTTCTCAATCTCGCCAATGTCAGTTGTTGCAGATTTGTACCCATTCTTTGCAATGGGAAAGAAAGGTGTCTTTTGATAAGGGGCAACAGGCAGGATGTGCCAACCCTTTTCGGCGAAGGCAATGGCGGTGTCAGCTTTTGTCATTTGATATATCCTTTCAAGAAATCCACGATGACTTCAGAAACAGACTTGCCTTCTGACTTTGCCTTTGCCATTGCCCGTGCCCATAGTTGATCGGACACGCGAACTGATCTGACCTTTTTGCCTACCATTTACAACACCACACATTCGCTCATTGAACCCCAACACCAACCAAGAAACTCTGCTTGAGGTGAATCAATACCAACCCACCACAGATTGCTTGCAACTTGCCAAATAAGAATGATGCCAACTGCAATTGCAATTGCTCGCACTTTCTTTCCGCGCTTTGTGATCATGCTTCCACCTTCTCCCAAGTTGCAACCTCAAACAACATTTCTGAAATGTCTAAGACACAAGCATATTTGAAAACTGTCTCGCCATATTTTTCAGTCAAAAACTGTTGAAGTTCATCATCTGAATTTTCATATATCTCAAGCAGGTCATGAAGAAAAGATTGATACTTATCAACTGCTTCTTCCATTCTGCCAACTGCTTCTGCTTTTGTGAATGTGTCATCAAGTGATCTCCATTGTGCGTTCATTATGCATTTTCCTTTTCTTTGTAATTGAAGAAACGAACCCAATCTTGAGCTGTTCCAAGTGTTGTGTGATAAACCTTTGTGTTTTCCAAAGCAATCAAAAATCCGTGACGAGCAGAAGATTCTTCATCAACTTCGGCAGAAAACCATTGACGAGCGCCACAGTTTGAAATGATGAATTTGTCATCTGATGTGCGATAAGACCAACCATTGATTCTTTTGAATTTAATCATTATGCACTCTCACAAGCACAAAATAGATTTTCATTCTCAAACTCCATGCAATCCCAACCGTTGCGAGATGCAATGCAAGGATTTTGAGCGTGATAATTTATCGCTGAAACATATGTCACTTTGTCGCAACGAGAACAAAAAGCCAAAACAGCTTTGTTGGTTGTCATTATGCAACCGCCTTTCTTAACTCTGCCATTGCTTCAAGTGCGCCATTGAATGGGCGATCAAAGTAAAGTGAAAAGAATTTGTCATTGTCATTTTGCTTGCTTACTGTCCAAAGACCGCCACCGATTGAAACAATTTCAAACTTGCCATCAAAAGAGATGTAACGAGTGTGTGAGATTTTTAGAAACATTTTGAACCCCGATCTGTGGGAGCCGTTCCCCCTACAAGAAGAACGATACGCTCATCCATACAGATGTCAATACACAACACAAGGAAGTTTCTGCGAGTCTTTTTGCCCTGTGGATAACTTCCATGCGACCATTGACCCATCTCAAAGGAAAGGGGATACATGATGCTTTTGGCACTCATTGGGGGCGCAATCGCCGTCACAGGGCTTGTGTGGGGGCTTCTAGCCCTTGAGGACAGGTTCACAGCACAGATTACACACTCAGAGGGCGGATGGGGCTACCTATGAACCGCGACCCTCTGTTTTCAGTTCACAACTCTCTCAATGGGGATTTTGTCATTTACCTTGAAGAGCGCGATGCAGCCCTTGATTTGCTTGAGGATGTTGTCGGGGAAGTTCCATTGAGACTGTTAGAAGGCATTCAAAGCCTCATTCTGCACGATTTGAAATCAATTGAATCAGCTCGATTGATGGATAAGGCGAGGTCAGCCGTTCCTGATCTTGCCATCAAACTCGCAAGCATCAGCGAAAGCGAGGCACTTACTTTGGCTGAACAACTCATCACCGCCGTCAAGGTCGCACGCGCTATGCGTTCGCAACCTATGCCGACAAAATTGGAGTTGGTGAAGTAAGTGGCAAATCCCAATGGTCGCAAAGGCGCTCTCTTTGAAACTTCAGTAATGAAGTGGTTAAGAGAACGAGGGGTCAGCGCCGAGCGACTAACAAAGGCAGGAAGCAAGGATGAAGGTGACATTGTTTGTGTCGTTGCAAATAAGACTTACATCTTTGAGTTGAAAAACCGCAAGGCGATCACACTTCCTGCCTTTTGGGATGAAGCAATCACAGAAGCACACAATTACGCCGTAGCTCGTGGTCTTGAACAAACTCCACCTGCTTATGTCATAATTAAGCGCCGAAATGCCAGCATTGAAAAGTCATGGGTCGTTCAGGATTTAGAACAATGGCTTGGAACTAGGGAGTGAATTTCATATACTTCTTCCCAACATTACCTTTGTTGTTACAGGCAAAATGCCGTGACATCGAAAACCCCGACATTTTCTTTCCTGAAGGAAAGGTCGAAGAGGCAAACAGTCTCCCAATCGCTCGCAGTATTTGCGAAGGTTGTATAGAACGAAAGGAGTGCTTGGAATACGCACTTGCAGAAAACATCCCATTCGGGATTTGGGCAGGAACGACACCGAAGGAGCGTGGAGTTTATGTTCAAAGAAGGCGCAAGAAGTTCGGCAAAAATAACGCTGAAACCATTCGCAGACTTCATTTGCAAGGAAGAACACCAAAAGAAATCTCAGTTGCCGTGAATGTTGACCTTTCCTATGTTGGACAGGTGCTACGCAAGGCAGGGGTGAAATCAGAGGGAGAACTCCAATCACAACTCAAAACAAAAAACTCATCAGGGGGATTGCAATAATGATCAGCGTAAGCGGTTTGACTTCAATGGTTGTCAATGCTGCATTTGCGCCTCAAGTTGCCGTTCCTGCTTCAATTATTTATTCAGAGCGACCACCGCTTGCTCAGGTTAATCCGAAGGAAGTGGCTCGTGATTTGCTTACAACTAAGCAATACAAATGTTTTTCCGCGTTGATTGGCAAAGAATCAGCCTGGAAAGATGCAAAAAATCCAACGAGTTCAGCTCAAGGCATCGGCCAACTGCTTGACTCTACTTATCGCAATCTCGGAATGGAACATTCTGAGTCTCGTGTGTCACAACTCGTGGCCACGCTCGCCTACATCCACAGGCGCCATGTGTCTCCATGCAATGCATGGTCACACTTCAAACAGTTCAATTGGTACTGACAAGATTCGGGGGAATTTAAGTGACCATTGAAATCGAACATCAGCGTGTTGTCTTTGATGATGACATCGCTTCGTGGCTCAAGCAATACACAGATGCATTGAGTCGCATCAAAGAATGGCAAGAAGTTGCCGATATTGCTCGTTCGCATCTTGAAAATGCGATGGGTACGGCAGAGGTGGCAATGTATAACGGAAATGAAGTTGTCCGTTGGTCATTTGTCGAATCCAAGCGCATTGATGTCAAGAAGGCACGAGAAATCCTGCCTGATCAAGTCATTCAGCTTTTGGAAGTTCCAACAACTTCACGGCGGTTCACAATTGTCGAGAGTGGTGAATAAATGAGCATCATCACGCCCATTGCACCACTTCTCGATGAACCACCATTCACACCATATGAAGATGATGATGAGGATGACGAATAAATGACCTTTGTTGCTCCACATAAACCATCAAAGGTGATTGCCGATGAACTTGCCGCGATTATCGTCAAGGCAGGTCAATGGTCTCCACGGTCAAAGCAAATTGCCATCGGCCCATCTGAAATTGGGCATGAGTGTTCACGCCGTCTTGCTTACAAACTTCTTGATTGGGAAAAGATCAATGAAGGTGGCAATGGATCGTGGGCAGCCCAGGTTGGCACGGCAATTCACGCTTATTCGGCAGAGGTCTTTGGCAAGATTGATGGCTATGAAGTGGAGCAACGAGTGACCATTCGTTCAGGTCTATCAGGCACGATTGACTTATTTGATGTCAACCGAGGCATTGTGATGGATTGGAAAACCACATCTGCAAAGCAGATTGAAACACGCAAGAAAGAAGGCGCGAGCAAACAACAGATCATTCAGACTCAGCTTTATGGTTACGGCAAGGCGCAACAAGGCGTTGCCGTCAATCATGTGGCACTTGTGTATTTGCCAACATCGGGGTCACTCGATGAGATGCACATGGAGATGTATGAATATGATGAGCAGGTCGCACTCGATGCACTTGCTCGCATTGACAGTCTTTATGGACTGCTCTCAACAGTAGATGTTGAAGCAAATCCTGCAATGTGGTCACTCATCCCGGCAA